TGATGTTAGTTTTACTTCAGCTTCATTTACAGCAAGAGGTTGTTTAATTTATAATTCAACAGCAGTTACAGGATTTACAACAAACAGATCAGTGTGTGTTGTTAATTTTGGTGCAGATAAAACTGTAACTAGTGGAACTTTTACAGTTCAATTCCCAGCTCAAACTGCAGGCAACGCAATCGTTCAGATAGCATAGGGGTAAATCCTTATGTCGGTAATTAGAACCTTCACAGTAACAGTCGCTAATCCTGGTGCTGGTAACAGATATTACATAGACGGAGTTTTACAAGAAACTGTAAATCTTGCAGAAGGTTATACTTATAAATTTGATCAATCCGATAATACTAATGGTGGTCACCCATTTAAATTTTCTACAACAAGTAATGGTACACATAGTGGTGGTTCTGAATATACAACTGGCGTAACATACAACGGAACTCCTGGGGATGCTGGAGCCTATACACAAATTGTAGTAGCAGCTTCTGCACCACAACTTTATTATTATTGCCAGTATCATTCAGGGATGGGCGGATCTGCAAATACAGTAGAATCTGACTCATGGAATGTTTTACAGTGGAATCAAAATACTTGGGGAAGTCAGGATAGTGTTCCTGTATCTCTTACTGGTTTATCAGCTACGTCAACAGTTGGGTCAATAGATCCTTTTAATGAAACAGGTTGGGGTAGAGATACATGGGGTTTTGAAAACTGGGGAGAGTCTGCTATTGATGTTATCCTTCCAAGTTTATCTGCAACAGCTTCAGTAAATCTTCCAGCAGAAAATATAATTACTAAACCTGGTTGGGGTACTTTAGATTGGGGTGAAAACGGTTGGGGAACTGTTGAATCTGCTGTATTTAATTTAACAGGTTTAAGTGCAACATCTAGTGTTGGATCATTAACTGTTGTTGACACGTCAGTAGGTATTAGCGGTTTAGCTGCAACAAGTGCAATAGGTTCATTAACTGCAAGTGGAAGTTTATCATTAACATTATCATCTTTAAGTACACAATCTAGTGTAGGTTTATTGTCGGTAGATGCTCATTCAGTAGGATTACCCGCTCTGTCTGCTACGAGTGCAGTAGGAAGCATAACGCCTGCAGATGTTATGGGTTTAACAGGTTTGTCTGCACAGACAGCAATAGGTAGTATTTCTATTACATCAAACCCAGTTACGGCGTTAACAGGTGTTTCCGCTACAAGTGCTGTCGGATCTCTTACAGTATCAAATATAACTGGAGCTGCTTTAACTGGTCAATCAGCTACAAGTGCAGTTGGATCTTTAACTACAACTCAATTATCTATAGCTAGTTTAAATGGACAGACTGCTACAACTACATTAGGAAATAGTGGAATTATATTAAGGTATTATCAAGATTTAGTTCCCAACACTAGTGCAAATTATACGGACTTATCAGCATAATTATGTTTGACTTAGTAATAAATAAACAATATAAATAACAACAATCAGGAGTACAAAATTATGGCATCAACATTCACAGATCTAGGCCTAGAGCTAATGGCAACCGGCGAAAACGCTGGTACTTGGGGAACAAAAACAAACGCAAATTTAAGTCTTGTAGAACAATTAACAGGTGGTGTTAATTCTCAAGCTGTAACTGATTCAGGAACACCAACAGCTTTAACTATTGCAGACGGTGCTTTAACAGGTACTGCTCAACATAGAGTTATAGAACTTACAGGATCAATAACTGGAAACAGAATTGTAACTTTTCCATTACTTACAGAAAATTTTTATTTTATTAAAAACGGAACATCTGGTGCATACACAGTACAGATAAAAGCTGCATCTGGTTCAGGTGCAACAGTTACTTTTGGAGCAACTGATAAAGGATATAAAATAATATATCTTGATGGTGTTGCAACTAATACTGGTGTTATTGAAGTACCTTTAGGAGACGCTAACGAAGTAACTCTTACAGGAACACAGACTTTAACAAACAAAACTTTAACTAGTCCTGCAATTGGAACAAAAATTGCAGATACTAATGGAAATGAATTATTACTTTTAACGGCTACAGGTTCAGCGGTTAATGAATTTACTTTAGCTAATGCTTCAACAGGTAATGGTCCAATTTTATCCGCAACAGGTGAAACTAACGTTGATATAAATTTAAACCCTAAAGGAACAGGTGTACTTAAAAGTGCAACCGCTGCAGTTAAAATTGCAGGACTGGAGACTATGTGGGTTCCAGCAGCAGCAATGTATGGAGCTACAACTAATCCAGCAGACGCACAACAAGTTGAAACAACAGCAGTAAGACCTGATATGAAAGTATTAGACTTTGACAATGACACAAATGAGTTTGCACAATTTTCAGTAGCTTTTCCTAAATCATGGAATGAGGGAACAGTAACATATCAAGTATATTGGACTCCAAGTAATACAAATACAGGTAACTGTTTATTTCAATTACAAGGTGTAGCAGTTGGAGATGGTGATACTATTGATGTTGCTTATGGAACAGGAATTGAAGTTACAGACGCTGGTATAGGTACAGTCGAAGATCAACAAATTTCTCCAGTAAGTAGTGCAGTTACAATTGCAGGTTCTCCTGCGGTAGGTGAACAAACTTACTTTCAATTATTAAGAAATGCATCAAGCGGTTCAGATACTTTTACTGGAGATGCTAGAGTTCTTGGTATTAGAATATTCTTTACTACTGACGCTGCTAACGACGCATAAGGAATTTAGATATGAGAGACATTAAAAATAAACTTACATCAAGTAAGAACACAAAAAATATACAAACCAGAAAAGGTAAATCTTTTGGTTATCAAGTCTTAGGATTTGGTGCTGGAGGCAGTAATCCCCCTCCTTATCCAATAGCGACTGGCGGCACTGTTTCTGAAACAGGAAATTTTAGAATTCATACATTTACTGGTGACGGTACTTTTGCAATTGAAGCATTAGGGGTTGACGATAATAGTTTTGAAATGGATTATTTAGTAGTTGCCGGAGGCGGTGGAGGATATACTTTTGATGGTAATAATGGTGGTTATGGAGGAGGTGCTGGCGGTTATAGAGAAGCTAATGCTACTTACTCTCCCTCTTCACCTTTAGCAAACCCTAGTGGAAAAGTAACTTTATCAGCTGCAGGAAGTTTTGCAGTCACTGTTGGAGCTGGCGGTGGTCGTTCAGGTCAAAATGCAGAACCACCTAGTACAGGTGGAAATTCAACAATAGGTTTTCCATCTGCAATTACTTCACATGGTGGAGGATCTGGCGGATCTGGAGGATCAGGATCGGGAGGATTGCCTACTAGCCCTAGTGGTAAAGCTGGTAATACACCTCCTTTTAGTCCACCTCAAGGAAATTCAGGTTCACCAAGCCCTTCAACATCTCCCCCTTTTAATGCAAGAACTGGTGGCGGCGGTGGCGGTGCAACAGCATCCGGTAGTGGAACTGGGGGCGGAGCAGGAACAATTTCTACAATTACAGGATCTAACTCAGTTACTTTATCTATAGGTGGAAACGGTTGGCCTGGTTCTAGTGGAACTAGCGGAGGCGCTAACACTGCAAGAGGCGGAGACGCAGGTAATCCTAAAACAAGTAATGCAGGTGGCGGTGGATCTGGACTTGTTGCTATAAGGTATAGGTATCAATAATGGCACATTTTGCAAAATTAGATGAAAACAATATTGTACTAAGTGTTCACGTAGTAGATGATGTTAACGTACCTACAGAACAAGATGGTATTAATTTTTTAAAAAAAGTCCATGGTTGGGAAAAATGGAAACAAACTTCTTACGGCACTAGACATAGTAAACATTATACATATGAAGCTGATGGTTCTAGTTCTCTGTCTGCGGATCAAACAAAAGCTTTTAGAGGAAACTATGCAAGAATAGGATCAACATATAATGAAAGTTTAAATATTTTTCTTTCCCCAACCCCATATTCAAGTTGGGTTCTTGATGAAGCAAATGCTAAGTATGAAGCTCCTGTAACTTTTCCTAGTATTAATACTTATACTTCAGGATCAGATACAATCTTTTATGATATCCAATGGGATGAGAGTAATGTTAGATGGGTTGCAAAAAATGAAGAAGACGATAATTTTGTTTGGGATACAAACACGAGTTCTTGGACATCTATATAACTGTTGATTTTTGTTTTTAAATAATATATATCTTTTATATAAAGGATATACATGTTTACTAAACTATTACAAAAAACTCAAATATTAAAATTTAAAAAATCTGTACTGGCTTTGGTGGATAACTCTGTTATTTCAAATCAAATTGATAAACAATTTAATGTTAGAAATATTTTTAAAAAAATATTAAATTCTAACAATGAACTTATTAAAATAAGTTTACCAGAAATGCATACGATAAGACAACATATAATAGACAAAAGTGTTACAGACCTTGATCTATGGTTAAGACCGTTACCTTGTGCTGACAACATAGCTTATAGAATTACAAACAATAAATCTAAAAAATTAATTTCTACTATATCTAAAAATATTCCGGACTGTGCTCAGTATAGTTTTTTATACGTTGCTAAAGGTTCTGGTAAAATATATCTTGAATGGAGAGATATTATAAATAGAAAAGGTTGGGAAACATTTTCTTTAAAAGAAAATGATATTATTGGTTTTAGTTCTGATATTAAATTTAATTTAAAGTCTAATAATAAATTTTATTCTATACTATACAAATATCAAATAAACCATGAATCTTAAATATAAATATTGGATTTTTCCTGGGCAATTATCACATAAATTTTGTGATGATGTAATTAAACTAGGAAATAAACTTAAAGAAGAAAAAGGTTTAACTGGATCCGGTGGAGATAATAGTTTATCAAAAGAAAATCATTCAATAAGAAATTCTAATCTTACATGGTTAAATGAATTATGGATATATCGAGAAATTCAAAACTATATAATTATGGCAAATAAAATGGCAGGGTGGAATTTTAAATGGGACAGCTCTGAAGATTTTCAATTTACAAAATATAAATTAAATCAACACTACGATTGGCATTGTGATTCTTCTCCGGAACCCTATAAAAATAATCTTAATAAACGATATAATGGGAAAATTAGAAAATTATCTACAATACTTGCTTTATCTAATCCAAAAGATTATAAAGGAGGTTCACTACAATTTCAATTTAGAGACCACAGAGAGAAAGCTGATGAAATACATGAATGCAAACAACTTGCAGAAAAAGGATCGCTTATTGTATTTCCTTCTCATATCTATCATAGAGTAACACCAGTCACTAAAGGGAAAAGATATTCTTTAGTAAACTGGCATTTAGGAAAACCTTTCGTATGAAAAAAAATAAATTTTTAAAAGATAAATATTTAATCATTAGGAATTTTGTTCCAAAAAATATAAATAAATTTTTATTTAGTTATTTTGTAAATAAAAGAACAACCTCACAACACTTGTTTTTAACAAAATACATATCTCCTTTTGAAAAAATATTCGGTACTTTTGGGGATTCTCAAATAGAAAATAAAAAGACTTTTTGTATGTATGGGGACATAGCGATGGATACATTGTTGTATAACTCTCTTAGCTCATTAAGTAAATCTCTTGATATGGAATTATTTCCTACTTATAGTTTTGGAAGAATATATTCTCAAGGAGATGAATTACACAAACATAAAGATAGACCGTCTTGTGAAATATCTGGAACATTAAATTTAGGAGGAGACCCTTGGTCTATATTTTTAAAAGACACTAATAAAAAAAATGTTGAAATAACTTTAAACCCTGGTGACATATTAATGTATAAAGGAGCAGATTTAGAACATTGGAGAAAACCATTCCTTGGTAAAATTTGTGCTCAAGTATTTTTACACTACACTACTAATAAAAAAAATATTTATGATGGACGACCTATGTTAGGTTTGCCACCTTATTTTAAATCAAAATAATATAATGTTAAATGTTGTAAAATATCAAAACAGTAAAAATTTAATTAGTCCTTTAGGTTTTCGTAAAGATTGGTGGTTTTGGAAAAACAATATAAAGTTAAATGTAAAAAAGATTATTTCTTTTCTTTTAAAAGAAGAAACAAAAATATTAAAAAAATATAAATCTAGTGGCGATGGTAATGTTAACCTACCCAATTCAGTTACAGCTAGGCATGCTAGTTTTAATTTATTTACTATAAAAGATAATAAAAATTTATTTGAAGTTAAAAAATTTATTAAAAAAAATATTAAAGATTTAATATTACAATACAACATAGATTACAAAGAAGTTTATATAAAATGTTGGTTTAACGTTTTAAGAAAAGGAGAAGAAATAAAACCTCACGTACATGATGAAATAGATACAGCTGAAATGTCTTTTCTTGCAGGAAATTTATTTATAGAAGGGGAAGATACATATACTTTTTACCAAACACCTTTTAGTAATCAAGTGATAAAAATTAAAAACATTCCTGGAGATTTAATTCTTTTCCCACCTTATATAAAACATTGGACTAATATTAATAAATCTAAGAAGCCTAGGTTATCTATTGCTTTTGACATACAGCCTTCTAAAGAATTTTGTAGTCCTATTTTTTTAAAAAATAAATCAATTGTTAAAATTAAATTGTGATACACACAGAAAATATTGAAGATAAAATTAATTTCTTTTATTTAGATTTAATAAAAGAATGCAACGAACAAAGACCCATAACAATTACAAACGGAAATAATTATTTTTTAAACACAAAACATAAAAATATTCTGTATGAGATAGTTCTAAATCAAGCTAGAAAAAAATTAAATGCTTTTACTTTAAAAGATAATGAGTTTAAATGTTGGTGTTATTTTTCAGATAAAAAATTTAATGAAACAGGTTGGCACAATCATGTTAATACCTCAACAATTAATGCTGTGCTGTATTTAAAAGTTCCTAAAAATAATAAAGGAATTGATTTTAAAATTAATAACAAGATAAAAAACTATAAACCTAAAAAATTTGATCTATATATTTTTCCAAGTTATGTTGAACACTGTCCTTATCCTTCAAAACAAAACTCAAGAATAACTTTAAATTTAGAAATAAGGTGTAATGAAACCGCAGAACATATATTTAATTAAAGATATTTTTTCTGTAAAAGAAGTACAAAAAATATTTAAATTATCTAAACCTTTGGTTGAAAAAATACCGGGTTGTCCTGGTCTTCAATCGTATCCCATACTTCAAGATAAAAAACAATTTAATTTTGTTATACAAAAATTACTTGAAGTGTTTGATAAACAAAAATATAAAGTATCTGCTGCATGGATTAATTTTACTTCTGGAGATTATATTAATTGGCATAATCATCCACCTACAAAATATTCAGTAGTTTATTTTTTAAAAAATAAAGATAGTTTAGGTACAATGTTTAAAGTAAAAGATGAAATTATAAAAACAACAATGAAAGAAAACTCAGCAATACTTTTTCCATCAAAATATATACACAGCTGTCCAATTAGTGATAGTAAAATAAATAGATGGAGTATTGTTTTAGATTTAATAGAAAATGAAAATAATTAATTTTAAAAGCGAACCTAAAAACTCTCCTTTTGCACCAGAGTGGGATTATTTTTTAGCAGAACAAAAAATAAAAAACGTGGATTTTAAAAAATTATTTTTATTTCTTAAAGGAAAAGAAAAAAACATTTTAAAAATAAAGATAGATAGTAAAAAAAAAAATGTGGATGGCTATACGGGACTAGGTGATAATTCTACAACATCTAGATACGGTCAGTACAATGTATTTAACTGGAAAAACAAAGAATTAATTAAATTAAAACAAAGTATAATTAAACTGCACAATAATTATTTAAATTACTTGTCAATAAAACCCAGTAAAAATGTTTTTATTAGTTGCTGGTTTAATGTTATTAAAAAAAATCAAAGAATAAATACTCATTTACACGGAGTAAACCCTGATTCTTATTTGTCGGGAAACATATGTGTCAGTACTGAAGGGACATCTACTTATTATATAAACCCTGTTAATGTAATTAATGATCCTGTAGTATACAAAAGTAAAAATGAAGAAGGTAAAATAACATTATTTCCTTCTAAAATACCCCATTATACAGATGTTTATTTAGGAAGAAAAGATAGATTAACAATTGCTTTTGATCTTTTTTTAGTTTCTAATAGAAACAAGGTAGTAAAATTAATTTAAAATACTACCAAAATAATAATAACCCTATATAGTGTGATATTATGCTACAAAAATTAGGATTTTTACCAGGATTTAATAAACAAGTTACGTCTACAGGAGCCGAGTCTCAATGGACCGGTGGTACTAATGTACGTTTTAGATATGGTACTCCGGAAAAAATAGGCGGCTGGAATCAATTAGGTGAAGATAAATTAACTGGTGCAGCTAGAGGTTTACATCACATGGTTAATAAACAAGGTATTAAATATGCTATTATTGGTACTAATAGAATTTTATACGCATACTCAGGAGAAGTTTTTTACGACATACATCCTTTAGTTAATCCATCAGGCACAGCTATTACAAGTGCATTTAGCACGACTAACGGATCACCGACCGTAACACTTACGTTTGGAAGTTCGCACACTTTTCAAGAAGGAGATATAATTTTATTTGGTGATGCAACTACTTTTAGTGCAATTACTAATTCTAATTTTGGAGCAGGGGATTTTGCTGATAAAAAATTTATGGTAAGCAGTGTACCAGATTCAACAAATATAACTATTACAATGCCTTCTAATGAAACAGGGTCCGGTGCTACTACGTCTGGGGGTATTACTTTTTTTCAATACTATCATGTTGGTCCAGCTGAACAGGTTGGTGTTTTTGGTTATGGTATATCTCAATATGGTGGAACATCGACAGCTCCTCAGACAACAACTTTAAATGGAGCCTTGTCTGCTAACTCAGCAGGGACAGGTGGAACAGGAACTAGTATTATTTTAACATCTGTATTAAATTTTCCAACAACAGGAACTAATTTTATACAAGTAGGCACAGAAGAAATTTCTTACACAGGAGTAAATACAGCAACAAATACTTTAACAGGGATAACTAGAAACGTTAGGGGGACAGCAAATGCTCTTCACAACACAGGAGCTACCGTTACAAACTACAGTGATTTTTCTGGTTGGGGTCAATCATCAGCTGATACGGATACTGTAGCTGAACCCGGTTTATGGGCTTTGGACAATTTAGGTAGTACATTAATTGCTTTAATTTTTAATGGTGAATGTTTTGAATGGAATGCAGATTTAAATAATGCAACATCAACTAGAGCTACAATAATAACTGGTGCACCAACAGCGTCAAGAGATATGTTAGTTTCAACTCCGGATAGACACTTAGTATTTTTTGGAACTGAAACAACTATTGGAGATAAAACAACACAAGACGACATGTTTATAAGATTTTCATCTCAAGAAAATATAAATGACTATCGACCTACAGCAACCAACAGTGCTGGTACACAGAGACTGGCTTCCGGATCACGGATCATCGGTGCTAAACTTGGTAGAAATGCAATTTACATTTGGTCAGACACTTCTTTATTTACTATGAGATTTGTTGGAACTCCTTTTACATTTGCTTACGAGCAAGTTGGAACCAACTGTGGTTTGATTGGTAAAAATGCAGCCGTCGAAGTTGATGGTGCAGCGTACTGGATGTCTGATAATGGTTTCTTTAGATACACCGGTAAACTAGAATCAATGGATTGCTTGGTTGAAGATTATGTTTATGATGATTTAAACACAACATCTAATCAATTTATTTACTGTGGTATTAATAACTTGTTTGGAGAGATTACTTGGTTTTATCCTACAACAGATTCAAATGTTAATACTAGATCAGTTACCTATAGTTATTTAGATTCAACAGCTAAACGTCCTATATGGTTTACAAATGATAGCACATTATTTACTAGAACAACTTGGCAAGATTCTGCAGTATTTGGTTTACCACACGCAACACAATACGATGCAAACACAGATGTATCTTTTGATGTTGAAGGTAATACAGATGGAATTACTTATTACTATGAACACGAAACTGGACTTAATCAAATAAGACTTGGTGTTACGACAGCTATTCCAGCTAATATTACTTCTGGTGATTATGACATTACACAAAAAGTTGTAAGAGGTGCAGCTACTAACATGGCAGATCTTAGAGGTGATGGTGAAAATATTATGAGAGTGAGTAGAATAGTTCCTGATTTTATTAATCAAAATGGAAACACAATTATACAATTAGAT